TGCCATTTCAGGTCAATCTTGTTAAGAAGCGCCGAAAGGGCCGTTGTGCCACGGTAGATGGTCCCGAAACCGTTAATGGTATCAATCACGCTTCCCGTACCTGCGGCAACCTGCGCCCCGGTAGACCCATCGGTAGTTGCTTTGACTTCGCTCTTGCTCAGAAATGCGAGATCCCCGGAAAAGAAGGAACCTAACGAAGCAGAGATGCTGCCAGAAATCGGAGTCGAACCCGGATACTGGAGGAAGAGTGCTGCGGCAAGCTGCTTCTGGAAATAAAAGCTGTTTACCGTAGTCCCGTTAAGCACCTTGTTACCGGTGATAGTAACAGAATCCCCTGCTGCCGCTGTCTGCGGGGGTGCCGGAAGCGTGGTGATCGTACCGGCAACAACGGTAAGCACCTGATAGTACCCGTTGATAGCTGCATTACCTGCAAGATAGCCCTTGACCCTGATCCAGTCTCCGGCGTGAATGTTCCCGGTGACAAAACCGCTGCCGGAATCGGTAAAGCCCGAAGCGGTAGCAGCGATGGTTGTTTTTGCTGCAAAGCTGATAGCGGTATCAGCCACGCCCATGATGGAAGCTGTGAAAAGGTCCAGCGGGGTTGCGGTGGAAAGCGCAAACTTCACATCCCCCTTGCACTCCACTTTGGTTGTGACAGCGGAACTTACCTGACCCCCGCTGTTGATCTCATCGGGACGTGCGCGGGTTTTGGAAACTTGGAACCCCTCCGACTGAACACGGATCTGATTGAACGCAACTGCCGGTTTCGTTCCCCAAGTCGCTTCAGGTGCATACGAAAGCAGTACGTCGTTGGATGCTACGCCAGCGGCAAAACCAGTTGTGGGCATTGTTTACTCTCCTTATCTTGATAGTGTGTTGTTTATTTCCCTTTCTTTTCTTCGACGTATATTCCCGGCAGTTCTTTTTCCTCAACAACAACGAATTCCGCTTTGCCGTGTGCTACCAGCGCGGTTTCGGTTGCCGTGTCCGCTGAGATAACCTCCCCCGCTTCCACCTTCTTCCCGTCAACCATCTGCACTTCCAACAGCCTTACCATATTCAACCTCCTTTAAAGTAATTCGTCCCTGTGAAAAGGTATCAAGCAATTAACCTGATACCTGCCGTTTTTATCGTCACCGATCTCTTTAACCGAAGCTACCTTGCACGTTATGTTGGTCCCGCACCACTTATTGAAAATCGCCGCTATCTCATTGGCGCGGGTGAGTGCAGGAAGATTGCCTATGTTCAGAGACGTGAACACCTGAATAATGATAACGCCTGTGAACCGGCACACATTCAAGCCCGAACCGATAGTAATCTGCTGCCCATCATCATTGTCGATAATGTTGAACCGGACCCATTCCGCGTTACCCTGATCGAGCGCAGGCGGCTCAAATTCCAAGTTAGGCCAGGCTATCGGAGTGCGGCTATCCCATTCCAGATTAAACCTTGTGCCTAATTCAAGATGTTCAGTTATTATGCTCACAAGCTGTCCACGAATGTTTGGATTGAGTTTAATGCCCCGGATAACACACCCGTAGGTGCTTGGCCGCTGTGTCCGTCTTCCAATGCTTCGATATACGGCACGTTGTTGTATACCCAAATGAACGGGTATTTCGGTAAGGTGAATACCGCACCCGCTGCGTTGAACACAGGTAGATCGGTCTTGTTGCCTTTACCGGGATAAGTTCCTATCGGTTCAGTGGGGCAAGTCCAGCCTACTTTAACCGCCCAATTTGCTCTTGCCCATCCAGTGTCAACCGGAGTGCCGGGACCACCGGGGGAACCTGCCACAACGTATTGGTGCAGCCTGAAAGCGATTCTTCCGCACAGTTTCGCATGGGTTTCAGGAACCACTATTTCATGAAAGTGGGTTAGATCCAGTTGAAACTTTTTCAGGTCTTCTATCATTTACGAACCTGTACCGTGTGAATGACAGCGATACCGCCGGGAGCTAGCGGCTTGTTTTTCTGAACCAGCCAAATCTCCTCCCCCATGATAATCAAGTTCTTGGCTTCCGGTTGCACGGGCAATCCGTATGCTGCCAGAATGATTTTCTTGTCGCCCTGTTTGATAACAGTTCCGTCAATGTCTCTTTCGCTGTATTCTTCAATCACCCCGTTGCAGGGGTAATCGGTTACAATGTCTGCCCCAAACAGGCGCGTAGAGGCGTCATACGCCCCCTTTGTTATGACTCTTAGGGTCATGGCTAGGCCACGCCGGGAAATCAGCTTATTCGCCTTTATTGCCTGTCTTTCGTAAAAACCCATGACTTAGGCAATCTCCCCGTTATGATCGTGCATCCCTTTACTGAAAGTAGCGGCTGTTTCTGAACCACCGATAGGTATAATGGTTTGTTTGCGGTTTGCTTTGGCACTCAACCTGATAGCAAGGTCCGCATAATTCTTGGCGCGGTAACTTGCTTGTTCCGTTATCGGACCAATCTTCACGGTGTCGGGTTGAGTGGCAAAGAAAGCGGCAATACTGTCAGCTATCGCTGCGGCTGCTGCATATACGTTGTTGTTACTCTCAGCTAAGGCCCAGGATATTTCCGCGTCCTGAACCAATTGCTCGTCTTCTTGAGTATCACCTACGAGAAAACGAACGGCGTCCTTGCTGTTTGCTGCGGGATTACCTGAATACGTCCATGCCATTTGATAATCCTTTGGGGCAGGATGCGGTTAAACACCCTGCCCCTGTCCTTGGTTACGGTTTGTAATCGCCCGCTACCGTCTTGCGGGAAACAGCCATACAGCCGAAGCTAGGCAGGCTTGCCGCCATGTAGAGCAGGACCGGGGTTACATCGTCAATGATCTGAAGAGTGAACTTGCCGGTTGCTGCCGTGACCACACGGAACGCCTTTTTAGTTGCCATGATGCCGAGAACTACGCCGGAGTTTGCTTTCGCGGTGATGTTACCTGCGGGGTCAGTGCCGGTTACACCGATGCCGTCCGCTGCGTCCGAAAGCCACACGTCCAGAACGTGGGGGCCGGGGATCACATGACCGGCGCTGTTGCAAACGGAAACCTCAATCTCCGTTCCGTATTGGGTTGTATTCTGCGCGATAGCAAAAGTCAGCGAAGACGGAACATTCCGTCCGTTGACGTTGATATCAGCGAAGATTTGGCAACCGTTGGAACGTTTGTTGACGAATCCGGTTTTCTTTGCGGTGAGAGCCATTTACCTTGTCCTCCTTCTCGGTGCGGCTTTCGCCGGGGCCGAAGTCTTTTCTGCCGGTTTCTCTGCCGGGGCCGATCTGCGTGATGTGCCTTTCGCCTTGTTTTCTTTCCCTGCCTCTCTTACTTCTGCCTCCGCTTCACTCGGGGGGCCGTACCATTCAACAGTACCGTTTTCGTGAAGCGCCCTTTTGTTCGCAAGGGGCCAGTTTTTGACCGTCTCCGGGGTAAGGGTAGCGCCCTGTATGAACGCTACCCCGAAGCCCTTAAAAGGTCGCAAAACACGCCCACCATATTCACCACAACTAGCCATGTGTTGCTACCTCCCCGTTATTGGATTAGGAGACGGTCCCGCTGAAGTAGTAGCCCATATCAGCGGCAACCATCTTCATGTCGAAAGCCATCGAGTTTTCCACGCGCTCCGATTCCAGATGCTCCATGCGGAAACGCTTGGTGCGGATACCTGCGTTGTTCAGGCCGGTCAGGCCAGCCCACGAGAAGATGTAACCGGCGGTCGGCTGCATGAGGGAGGGCGAGGGGTGCGAGTAGCACAGCAGGGCGCTTTTCGGTGCGATCATGCTCATGACGGGAGCTGCTACCGTTTCGTCCGATGCGGTATACACCGACTCGGAAACGAGATAGCGGTCTACCTCAAAGTACGCGGCCAGCATTTCGCGGGTCACGGACATCTTGCCGCTGAAAGCAAACTTGGCGAGAACCAGCGGATGCTTTTTCAGGGCTTCGTGGGTGTAGATATCCACGACAAGGGTATTAGGGCGGTAGCCGGTGCTCTGGAGGATCTTGAGTCGGGCATCCTTGATGTCATTTGCGGGGTCGGATGCGGCTTCATCGTCCCAATAGGCGAAGTTGGTGTTGCCTACCACATCGGTAGCCCAAACGCCGGTCTTCATGTAGGTGTCCATGAAGAGACGTTCGCGCCTGATAAGCAGGCTGTTCTGGCAGAACACGGCGGCGTCACGGAACGGGTCGATGCCGTCATCCGAGTTTGCCACGGTGTTATCGTCCACGTCCTTGTGGAACGCCCACGGGTCGCAGTAGTACGAGTCGTTGCCGAGCTTGTACCCGGAGCCTGCGGACTCGGTGCCGGGAGCACGTTTACGGGCTTCGTCGCGGAAGAATGCGCCCTTTTCGTACTTCCAGTATTTGTTGCTCTGCTTCCCTACCGGCACGATGGGGAACACCTTGTCGGCAATGAAGTTGCTTGCGTCCTGAACGTAAGCCACACTGATGTTAGTGAGGGCTACGTCAATATGGACATCGGATACGCTGGGTTGCGGCATGTTTGAATCCTCCTTACGTTATTTTTGGAAAATTATGCGGCGATGGTTGCGCCGGTTGCGTAGCCGATGGTTACGGTTGCGAGTTCCCCGGCAGCAGCGCCGATAAGCACGGTGCCAAGACCGGCCTTAGCTGCGGTACAGGTAATGCCCGTGCCGTCCGCTGCGGTTTCCCACGTTGCGCCTGCGGCGAGGTCGCCGGTCCCAACAAGGATCTTGGTAACGCCGGAAAGCATGATGTTACCGGGAACGTCCTGCTTGGGTTTGTCCTGAAGAACGCCGAGGATCTTCTCCCCCGCTGCGGTGGCGATGTTGAACTTCTTATCTGCCGTGACCTTCACGCAGTGGAACTGTTTGGCCGAAAGGTCGGCGGCTGCTTCCATGAAACCGATTGCGAAACAGGGTTGTTCGATAGCCATTTGTGGTATGTCCTCCTTGAAAGTGGTATGGGATTAGCGTTTGCGCTCTGCGATGTACTCTTTGCGCAGGTCCGCGTCGGTGTCGTAAACCTTGGTCCACGCCTGCTCTTTGGTCAGTTCGGGGCAGGTTTTGCGCAGTTCGGCGGCTTTCTGCGTGATCTTCTCGGAAGCGGATGCGGTTGCGTCCCCGCCTGCATCGGTGCCGATTTCCTTGAACAGCCCCCCGGTCTTGATACGAGCATCGGCGGCTTTCAGCACATCGAACACCTTACCGGCAAGTTCTTTGCTTACCTTGGCAACGGACTTCAGCAGGTCGCCTACTTCGTCCACCTTGCCGACAGCGCCGATTTCTGCGGCCTTGCCGATGTACTCGCGGGTAAGTTCGGCTTCCTTCAGAACTTCGGTTTCCTTGCGGTTCTTCTCGATCTCCGCATCCTGATCTTCCAGCCGTTTCCGTACCGCTTCCGGCAGGGCCGACTTGTCGATCTCGTCCTTCGGGGCTTCCTTGGTGACGCCGCAAGTGGGGCATTTATCCCCGGTCTTCGGTGCGGTCTTGAGGGTTGCGATTTCGGCCTGAAGATCTACTTTCTCTTTTTCCAGACCCGTTACCTTTGCTTCCAGTTCCTTGACTACTTTTTCCGGCATGTCTGTTGCCTCCTTGGTTAGTGTGGTTATCACGTTTTTGAATTCGTCCACGCTCTGTTGGATCATTGCTGCTTTGTCGGTACACTCGCCGTCATTCATGATGGAGTAAATGGAATCCTCAAGGGTGTAGACCATCCCCCACACCTTATCTTTGATATCCTTGTTGTCAATCAACTGCTGGAAGGTCGCCGCGTCTTTGAGGATTTCTTTTGCACCCTCAAGCCACTTTGCCAGTGCAACAACCTGTTCGCCCGTGCCGGTGTATTCCTTGCCGAGCTTGGTAATGGATTGCTTGGTATTCGGCTTGCGCTTCAGGAGCAGTACGTGGGCTTCGGGGTTATCGCCCTTGCCCACAAAGGAAATTTCGTTCAGCTTTACGTCTTTCAGCTTGTGCGTAGGTCCGGTTGTCCGTGCCATTTATTTGATTTCCTCCCTTGTTCCAGTCCCACCGATAGAAAACATTGAAAGCTCTCCCTTTTGTACTTTCTCAAGCAATTCAGGGTCGGTGATTCTGAAACCCACAAACCACCCCTCCACCGATTCACCGTCCTTTTTGATATCTATTCCGAGGGCGTCCTGCACGGCTTTGTCGAAAACGATTGACGCAACCAATTCGGCCCCGCCCGTGCTTTCGTGGCTTTCACCCCCAACCCTACAGGAAATGAAATCATGAGCCGTTTTTTCCACTTCTTCGATGGGCCACATATCGCCCGAATGGTCTTCAACAACGGATTCGCCTTTTTTTGATACATAAGCCCAGCCGTAAGCAATCTTATGTACGGGGTCAACCTTCTTCAGTTCCCCCTTAAAAACTATCGAATCGTCTGCCATTTGCTATCCCCCTTAATGTTGTTTAAGCCCTTACACTATCCAAAATTACAAGTATACCTGTTTTTCGTTTCTGTCTTCTGTGCCAACTCAGTGAAACACATCACCAACCTGACCTATTTTGATAAGAATCTACCGTCCGGTCCACACTGTCGTGTGCGCAGTTTTGCTGCGGCAGCTATTTTATTTCGATGCTCTTCAGAAAAAGCCCGTCCTTTTGTCCCCGACGGTTTACCTTTCTTCGATTCTGATAACTTCCGCTTAGTCTCTTCACTTACTACACGCCCTTTACCAGCAATGGAAAGGTTGCGGCGATATTCTTCTGTAAATACCCGCCGCTTTGACATTTCCGACATCTTCTTACATTCTTCCTCGGTAAATACTTTTTGCCGTCTTGGGTTCTTATCTCCGAGTTTTGATTCCCGCATTTTCCTTTTTGCTTCTTCTGTATGCGTTCTACCTCTACGAGCATTACCCATATTACGCCGATGCTCTTCAGTAAAAATTTTCTTCTTTGCTGATTCTGACATCTTTTTACGAATTTCATCTGTGATTGGTATATCTCCGCCTCCGGGTGTGCTATTGGTTAAAGCGAAACCCCTATCGTTATAGTATTTAATCCAATAACGTTCATTCCTTTCCCAATTTCTTTTTGATACCTTTTCAATCAGAACGATACTGGGTTTAAGTCCCAAAGCAAACAACGAATCAAACCAATTTTGCTTATGCGTCTTATCTTTTCTGTTATTCAAATGCTGTTTAAGTCTATGTTCTATTGTTTTTTCAGTTTTACCTACATACCTAACCCTACCGTCCCTCGGATCAACTAACGCGTAAATGGAAACTGTTTTCTCAATCATTGCCCTATCTCCTTTAGATAGTCCTTATGTTATATTACGGCAGACTGGTAAGGTGCCAGCTTTTCCCCCGCTAAAAGTAGCCGTAATAATTTTAAACTTAGAGTGGATTGTTTATGTCTGATAAGACTAAGCAACACCTGCATCGTATGAATCCTGGGTTTCTTGTCCCCGGCCCCGTAACTAAACCGTGCGGAGTAACAAAATAACCACCTATCTTAACGCCGTTGGGATTTAGTGCGGGTATTGGTGTATGGGTCGGCCTTACTCTGGCGTCCCCTGCGGTAAGCCAGAACATGCGATCAACATCATCGTCCAGATAACCAGCGTCTCGCGCCTGCATCCACATTTCCAACTGACCGTTGTTCACCGCGTTCAGAGATTCAGTTCTGGCAATATCAAGTGCGCGTTTGTTCACCAAGGAAACATAGTAACGGTCCACAAGAGCGTCAATCTGCGCGTCTGTCAGATAGCCCGTCTTCATGTGACGATTCACCATAGCCTGTTCAACAGCACTCAAGCGCCGGTCCCCCGGTGCCGTGAGTCCTAACGTCTGCCGTGTCTCTAACTGCCTGCGGAAATTCATTACCGCTTGCGCCTGTGTTCCGGTAAGCCCTACCAATTGACGTATTTCGTAAATCTGCCGCGCAGGAGGTACATTGTCGGCCAAGGAGCGGGCTATGGTAGCCCTTACCCCTGCCTTGGTCGCATCTGTGATTTCCTGCACCATTTTTGCGCCCTCACTTCTCATGAACCGTATAGCCCTATCATTCAGAGAATCAAAAATAAGCGCAGTCTGTAATTCCAGCGGGAGATTTTTCAATGCAACAGCCGCCCCGATACCAAAGGCGGCTATAGAAAGATCATTCAGTATGTAGTGGTTCGGGCCTAGCCCTATACCGAAAAGAAGATCCTTTAGATCGTCAACGTGAGTTGCGGCGATAGCACCATCAATATCCCCGTTTGCCAGTGCTGCGGCCAACGACTCAGTATCGACTAGATTGGACCTGAGTTCGTTGACCGCCTGCACAAAGGCTGCTTTCATCTTGGAGACTTGACTATCAGCCGCTACAAGAATAGCCAGTGCTTTTTCTTCAGTATCCTCTGCCATCTATTTCACCGCACCGATACCAGTTGTGTTTTTCTTCTTTCCACTTGCCGGATTCTTTATATCGCCGTTCGCCGGGGCTTTCTCGTTTTCTAGCTTCTGTTCGATAAAATCCATAGGGACTATCTCATTGCCATCGGAAATCAGTTTCGGCATGTCCAGAAGTTCACGTATCTTAGTATCAACCGATTCGTCCGGCAACAGCGCCCCAACACCAACAAGCTTATACAAAGCGTCAACAAACTTGGCAACGTCCGGTTTCTCAAGATCCCCGGCAACAAGCTTGGGCCAATGTTCAGGCGCGATATTGTTAACAGTCATGAGTTCCGGTATAGCGTCCATGTTGAACACAGAAGCAATACCATTAAGCCATGCGCCAAGGCTTGCAGAAAACATATCGGTTTTGTCCGACGATAACGCAAAGCTCCCGACCTTGCTTTGACCCAAGAAAATGAAATCAGCAACAACCGTCATGGCGATGCGCTTATCATAACGGTCTACAATTTGTGATGTATCGAACTGCCTACTCCCGCCAGTGGAAAGCAGTTCCAGTTTATACATTTCATTACCATCCGTGTCATAGACAAGGGGGAACACAACACCCTCCTGCTCGTCCCGGCGTATGTTCTGTGCAAGGTTCTTCAATGCAGCAAGGGTTGCCTTTTCATCATCAGATGCGTCCTTTGACAGAAGATTGGCGGGAACCTTGACCACGACCAAACCGGCCAAGTCCCGCTCAATGCCTATCCCTTCAATCTCCTCAATACGTTTTTTAAATAACCAAGAACGATAGGCATTTCTGAGAATGGATCTACCTTGTGGATTGTTCTTATATGACTGTGTACGGAACAGAAGGATTTTGCTCATGGGAATTTCGCGCCTCTGCCCCAAGGAAGGAAGTTGTATAAGCTTTACCACGTCCCCGGATTCATCAAATTCCCACGACCAAAGGGTTTCTTGTGCGCGTAACGGAAGCTTGCGCCATCCTACCCTACCGTCCGTGAACTTGCTACGATAGCTCTTATTGGATTGCAGACCCGCCCTGACTTTGTAAACCTTTTCCAGCGGAGCAAAACCAAACGTGAGCATGGACGTGATTTCTGATATCATATCTTCCCACGAATGCTCCATGTCCCCCATGCACTCTTTCAGGAAATCGGCGGCGTCCTGCGCTGCGGCGTCTTTGCTTGCCTCTTCTACCTTCCATTTGACGTTACGCAACAGCTTTTCGATGATAAAGAGTATTGCCCCAATAGTAGGATCGTTGTCTCGCATTTCGACATAGACCTTGATACCTTTCAGGCCCGCAAGCTGTTTCAAAAACTCTTCGCTGATCTGCCCGCCAAAAGCACGTAATCCGGTTGTGCCTATCTCAGACAGGCTTGTGCTTTTACTCAATGTCGGTTTAGTGGTACGTGCCATAGTTTGATCACTCCTTTTATTTAAACGCTGCCAAATAGATTAGTCTTAGTCATATCACCAAAATGCGGAGCAACGACAGTTGGCCCACGCTGGCGTCTTTCCCTGACACGTTTCAAATACATACTCATGGGGTCGATAGTATCGTCATGTTCTCCCATAGGAAAACACATGCATTCTTCCTCGAAGTCAGACAACCACAACGCTTTCTTAGTGGTCTGATTGATTTCGACTTCCACCCCGGCATGTTCAGGAATCCACACAGAACCAGATTCGATAGCTACCGATTCATTTTCCATCCGAATTGTCTTACTGAATGCGCCCGGATCAATACCAATAACATTGAATTTCGTTTCTTCCTTGAGGCAGGCAATCAAGGCAATGCCGGAAGATTTATCTTCTATCAATACCTCATGAGGACGCCATTCTTCGCATAACGATCTAGCTGCGCGTTTGAGTTCGGGGAAAGCGCACCGCTTACGCCAAAGATACAGGAGAAAGAAACCCCTTGCTGTTTCAACCCATACCTCACACACTGAATAGTCATTCAGTTCATTCTCTTTGGAGGCAGTATCAAATACCAATGAAATGCGTTTCCAAGTTTCTCTTGCGGGAGGTGTTTTGTACCGCTGAAACATGTTCAGGGGGATTAATCCACCTTCGCGGGGAGATGGTCTTTGCTGGAGTTGACCCGCCGAAGCATACGCGCCTAACGCATTCTTCAAAATGTCTAGTTCCGCACGTCCAAACTGTTCCGGCCAAAGTAGATCCCCCTCTTCTTTCCGGGGGTCCGTCCAACCGTGAAAAGTTTTCAAACTCATTTTACGTTTACTATCAATCTCATATTCAGCCGGAAGAATTAGATATGTATATTCATTACCGTATTTGCGAATTATATGACCGGAAAGATCCAAATGGTGCGTTCTCTGCTGAATCGTTACCAGCGCCCCGGTCTTGGGATCGTTGAAACGAGACTGCATAACTTCGTCATACCAGTTGTTTGTCGCTGTTCTGGTTGCTTCCGATTCGGCTTCCCTTACGTTGTTGGCATCATCGATAACAATAATGTCGCCACCTTCGCCAGTGGTCATGCCGTCAACGGAGGTACAAATACGGTAGCCGCCTTTATCGTTATCGAAACGAACTTTCGTGTTCTGGTCGGAAGTCAGCTTAACCGAATTACCCCAACGAGACTGATACAAAGGGCTTTCGATAACACGGCGACATTTAACACCGTCACGAATAGAGAGTGAGTGCGCATAAGAGGAAAAGAGAAATTGAAGCGAAGGTTTCTTTAGCCACGCCCACGCAGGAAAAGCAACCGCTATCAAAATCGACTTACAATGGCGGGGAGGGACGTTAATGGAAAGGCGCTTGATCTCCCCTGACATAACCGCCTCAAGGTGATCGCAAATGCAGTCTATGTGCCAGCCGTGAGTGTATGTATGGGGGTCAATACTAGGCCATACCTGCTTTAGAAAGTGAACAAGGCGCTTTTCCGCAAGCATCTTGTCAATCGTCTCTGGAGACGTATTTAAGAGCCTGCGGGCAATCGCCATGTCCACGGCAGGCGGTGTATTGGTTCGCTGTTGCTTATAGCCTGTTGTTCTCATTCAATACCGTCCGGGATATACATCTTATCTGCACGTTCCAGCAAATCGTGGATCGGGGTCATTTCGATGGTCTTGGGCGCGTTGCCTGTCCGTTCTTGGTTCTGAGCTACCATTTCCCGAAGTGCCATCAACTGCTGTTCGTCCATGTGCTCCAAATCGGCAGTAACGGCAATCTGAAGGTTGTTATTGTTATTCGTCATAACATGTTCACCCTTCACATTGATAGTCATTTTCCAGTCGTCCGGTTGCCTATTGGTGAGCCAGAAGGTGCACGCCTTAACATCAGGCGGGATTTCCTTGACTACCACGGAAACCTCTTTGGCGGGGATCTTGACTACTTTCCCGGCGTCGTTCTTCTCGCGCAGGTATATTGATTTAGTGGTGCGTTCCTCGTAGGTGTAACCCAAGGCTCGTTTCAACAGGGCTTGTTCTACGTTAGAAGTGTCGAAAGCAAAGCGCCCCTGCCTAACGGCATTCTTGAAATCGTCATGGGTTATCATCCAATAATCGACCGTCTTTTTAGACACGCCGAAGACCCGCGCCAATTCCTCACTGGTAAAGCCTCGTTCCTTGCACAGTACACCGGCAATGTAAGGGAACCGTTCGGCGTCATATACAGGGGGTTGTCCCCTACGCCCGTGCGAAGATGTCGCAACAGCCCTTTGGTGCCTGACAGGGGCGTCCTTCTCTTTTTCCGTGACTATCTTAGGCCCGCGTTTCGTTTGAAATATCGTCGTTCTTGCCATGATTACACCCTTGAGAGATAATAAATAGTAGTTTGCATGGTTACGCCATACCACATCTTAATATCTCGGTACACGTTTTTTTCACCTGTGTCTTTTGTGTCAAAAATAATTGTTGCTTTGTTTTGTCTAGTGGTGTAAGGTGCGTTTCACAAAAGAATAGTGTTGAGTCATTGCAGGGCTGAACACACAACGATACGGTTTCCGGTGCTGCAATCACCGGAACCTCGGAACCCCTTAGATGCTGCAATCATCTAAGGGGTTTTCTTATTTTCAAGGGAGTGTTTATGTTTTACGCACAAGGTGCTTGGTACAAAGAACCGGCTGAAGTGATAGAAGATCGCCTAATAACTGCAATCTCCACTCTAAATAGTTCAGATCTCTGCATGGCTATTCAATTTTTAACCATGAATGACGTGGAACGAATTTTAGAGAAATCGATACGAATCAGCAAAGAAAGAGAGCGAGGGAAAAAGAAATGCTAGAAAGTCCACACACAGACAAAACAGCGGCGTGGACTTTCACCGGTCTATGGATTCCAGCCGAAGTTATTTTGTCAGACGAACTAACATCAACTGACAAGTTGATTTTTGGGATTGTGCAGAATTTAGCATACAGCGAAGTGGGGTGCTGGGCATCCAACAACTTCATTGGTGTGAGGGCTAGAATTAGTAAACAATCCGTGAGCAAGTCAATTTCAAAACTAATTGAATTGAACTTTTTGATAGCTCAGTTCACTGTAGATGAATTTAGAGGCACCACGCGATACCTAAAAGTACCGTGCGACCTCATGACGAAGCTCCAAACCGAAACCATAGCAAAACTCAGCAAGAGCAACAAAAACGAAGGGGGAGGGGGTAGTAGTAAAATACTACCCCCCTACTACTCTACTACTACCAAGACTATTATAGAGAATACTATAGAAAATAAAAAAAGGACGTCGGAGCGCGAAAAACCCGCGCTCGACGTTTGTTCAGGAGAATCTTTTGGTAGGTCCAAAAGAACAACAAACCCTTCCTCCACTAAACGCTCCTATACGCTGTTTAACAAAATAAACACAAATCCTTCCACTATAGAAGAAAATGTTATCGCCGCCTTTTTTGAAGATTTTAAATATTACCGCCACGAAGTTCATCCTCCATTATCAGATCAGCAAATTACCGCCGGATTAGAAGCTATTAAGAAATATATAATCGATAATGATTTAGAAGATGAAGATTGTTTGGTGGATTTTTTCAGGCTGCATTTTAGAAAACAAGTCTTTCACGAACAGGGGTATGATTTCAGATTCCCGCTATTTGTTGCCAATCTGGAATATTACACGCAAATCGTACAGGAGAGGTACAAATAATGGGTAAATCAGAAAAGATACACATATCTGGAAATCTCACCATATTTGAAGCCTTGGACATGATCCATAAAGAGTTGGTTGAATCTGGTATCACTAGGGTGTATGGTCCGACATTATATTTTGGTATCGCTGACACATGTAAAATAAAAACAACAGAAGTTATCGCTTTGGAAGAACCTACACCACGAAGAAGGAGGAGATAACATGCGCGTAATTTGGGACGACACGGGGGAAGAGGAAGAAATAAAGCCGGGGTGTATGATGGTCGGTCGAGGTATTCGTGAAGTAACTTCGATAACATTTAAAGACTTCACCGATTTTCAGGGTAACTTGCAACCCAATTTCCATGAATGGTTTATCGAGTGCTTTTTGACCCGCATGGTGCCGCAAAAGGAGATAACAGATGGTAAAGGGTAACGTAACAGCGATAACAGGTAGTGGTAAGCCCGACAAGTTCAAGGAAGGTTTGCGTTATCTGAAAGAAACATTATCAGATCAACTGGAATACTATCAGATCACCGCCAAGTTACACCGTAGTAAATACGAAGCACTGATAGCAGAAGGATTCACGCCCACCGAAGCTTTGGAACTGTGCAAGACACTATAAGCCCTGACACAACAAAAGGGGGTAGGGGTTAGCCTTACCCGCCCCCTGAACCCCCTTTAAAACGTAAATACGGAAGCCTCTACGCTCTATTCTCTACCCTCACCATTACATTACGTACCGCCGTAGGTGTCCAAGCTCCACCCCTAGCTGTTTGTACCCCTAGCCGACATAATTCATTGGCGATTACCTGAAGGCTCTTACCCTGATCCCGTAACGCCCGTATGATAGTGATAACCTTATCCGCAAACGCCTCTGCGTTCCGTTTGATAACGGCGTTACCTTTGTCACTGGCCTCTTTCACTAACTCAGGTTTCAGGTTGTTGGTGCCGAGGATAACACCCCTAGCCTTAGCAGCCTGAAGTCCCGCCTTAGTTCTGGATGATATCATTTCCCGTTCTCTCTGAGCCAAAGCACCGTATATGTGAATGGTGAAACTGTCACACCCCGGTAAATCACAAACAGCGAATTCCACCTTTGATTTCTGTAAAGAAGTAATGAAATGCAAATCTCTTGATAACCTGTCCAGCTTCCCCACTAACAGCTTGCCACCTATAAGATCGGCATGACGCATTGCAGCGGCTAATTGAGGTCTATCGGAACGTTTACCAGATTCAATTTCAGTGTATTCCGCCACCAATTCCCCGGTATTATATTTCATAAAATCTGCTATCATGGCGCGTTGTGCATCTAAACCTAAACCGCTCTGTCCTTGCTTCTGTGTAGAAACCCTATAATAAGCCACATACCTAACGATTTTAGCGCCTGTTGTTTCTTTGTTCATAACACCCCCTGAATTTGTAGTTGCAACGCTCAATTGCAAAGGGATTTTGCCATATAAAACCCCAAAAGTCAATTTTATAAAACGTAACTATGAATTTTACCCCCCCCCCTATACCACCTGTGTTGAACTGAATTTATTTTGTTATCGGAATAGGGGGTGGGGGTGTTATCAGATTTTCGTCTTCTATAATTTGAGTTCGCGCATACACCCCGTCTATATTATTGCCCTGCGCCCTGTCGGAAAAATCACGGGTGAGGGTGATAACAACTTTCAAGGTAATAATCATTATCAATGTGATTGAAACGCCTTGTTGCACGGCATATAAACCCCCTTTCGGCAACAGAGAGTTGTAAAACGAGCCGTGTAGCGCCGTTGTAGTGGTACGTTGTGCCCTTGTGCTGTTCTGGTATGCCTTGCCGTTCCAGTGCGGTTACATGAGGCAATGCAGCGCTGTTCTGTATGGCTGTGAACGTGTGGCGTGCTCTACATGTGTTTTGATCCAGTGAGATTTTCAATGGACGACGTGTCAGTGTGGGGTTGCCATATTTGGGGTAATTGTGTTGCGTTGATACCATGACCACACAACACACACCTGACACGTTCAACATGTATAGCTGTGACGTTATGACACTGTGACGTGGTAATGGTACTGTGACGTATAGCCTATAGTGGTACGTTCTACATATTGTCCGTTGTGGTTTCATTCCATTCATTTGTTTAGCTGCCTGTTGTGTGATTGATTATGGTATTGGGCAAATGAGTTTATGAGGGTTTAAAGAAGTGTTATCACCATCAGAATGGTAAAGAATGTGTCACGTTGTTCCTGTTACCTGTTGTGTGGGTTTATTTGGTTGTTTTTGGTTACAATGCCTTGTTTCACTGGATTTGTTGCTAGCTTTCGTTTTAAGGGGCATAAAATTTTCGATTGCATATCAAATTCAATTGTAAGTATGTGTTTTATGGCTGTTCACTGTTATCAATTCAAAACGTGGCTATAGTGGTATTCAGAAAGGGCTCGACCGATTTAAAGGGCATTCTCGTTCGTTCTAGAGGCATTTTCGATTTTTCGGTTTTACGCGTTTTTAGATTAAAATTTAGCTGTATTTTACGTTATTTTCGTCATTTTGATACTATTGGCATTACGGTTGCAACGCGATTACTTAGAGCATGTGACAACGCCCCATTACATGCCTTTAGCTGGCATGTGTCGCCGTGTAGCTGTGACGCCTTACGTGCTATGTGTTTTAGGCGTCATGAATAGGCCATACAGGGACGTTCTGGCAATCGGTGTTAATTGGTACGTGTCTGTTTCCTGTGCCGGTTAAATCGACATGTATGGAATGGCTGTTGTGGGGTTATTTGCGGTTGCCTGTTAGAATCGCTGGGAATGCCGTGAAACATGGGGTTTTCAAGGGGTTGAAAGTTTTTTCACTTTTTTTAAAAAATTCGTTATCAAAAGCTAGACAACCCTTATTTTGTATGGTATAAAAAGCGCAAGCGGTTTTTGAGACGCGACGGCAGCACAGAAACAAATCTGTTCTTTCCACTTTCGGCGTTTTCCCGGTTTACCTCCGGTCCCCTGTTTGTCGATTAGCGCGACGTTACGGCTCATAGCAGAAATAGGACCACATGAGGAAACGAAACGGCATAAGCGCCAACCTAGTCTAGTTTGCCCCAGCAAGCGGACATGTAGTTCTTTGACAACCTCATAGTGATTTAGCGCGGCAAGAGAGTATGTGCGTTGCACGGCTGTGAAGCTGAGACAACAAGCAAGCTGGACATGCTAAATCACGGTGCTAAATGGCATAGCAACCCATTAGGCGCAAAGCTACAACAGCACATCATTTAGACTGTTTAGAATAGCAACTAGAAACGCGTTAAACCGTTGCCTACTAAGGTTTACTCTTGACGGAGTGACTTACGGACTAGGTTAATTGAATAACGCGTTTCTGCTAGTTATTCCAAATTCAACGGAGGTTGATTATGAGCAAAACAGTATGGATCAATCGCATACTCAAAATGACGGCAGCATACACGGTAAAAGAATTGCAACGCAAAACGAAAGAACAACTTATCGTAATTTGCGCCAATGTGCAGGCAGGAAATTAAAGTGCATACCATCAAGAGAATGGCAATAGCGGTTTATTGGGGACTGGTCATAGTTACCATCATTTCGCAGTTTTCTTTTTTCAATAACTAGACAAGGGGACGCAAATGGAAAAGAAAAGGTTTATTCTCGTTGCGGGTCCGTTTGCAAACAAGGGAAATGCGCTTGCGGGGAGGTTCTTTACTTCAACCACATGTAGCAACTACGGCAACCATTCACCACTAAACATTCACGCAACACAACACACAACAGGAGGCACACAATGAGCGCAGCAATTAAACGGGACGTTCTGGTAACATTGGGCATCGAAGTCAACCGCGTTATGGGTTTCAACCCGGAGAAGGGGGAAGGGGTTGACGTTTCCAGCAAAGCAACCGTCAAGACTCTCACGGACGCCGTTCTGGACTTCAGCAGCGAATTCACCAGCAAGGACTTCGCCCCGGAAACCCCGGAGGAGTTCAGGTTTACTGACAGCGCCGTCAAGACCCTCACCATGATCGGTATTACCCCGCCCGCCCCGAAACGCCGTGTAGTTGAGGCAGGCAAGAAAGTCACCGGCAAGGGTAAGAAGAACGGCGTTGCTAAAGCGGACAACTACACCCGGAGCCATGCTTTCGTGGACGCGCTGAAGACGGGGGGGACGAAAAAGGACATAGTCGAGCACGCGGACAAGCTGTACAGGGAAAAGAACCCCGACGCAAAACCGGAAAACGCAAAGAAAGCGTTTTTCGTTTCGGAGGTCATGTTCAGGTATAACATGCCCTCCCTGCTGTTGATGGGATTCGTTGCTGAAAAGGACGGCGCGTACAAGCTGGCACATGACGCAACCTAGCATTACCCCTGCCTGAAGTATTTACAGGTGATTCTAGAGGCATTCACGGTGCTAGAATCACCTATCATTTACTTGAGACACAGCACACAACACAGCATCAACCACAAAGGAGGCAGCAAATGAAAAGTTCAGATTTGAAATCCGTTCTGGTATGCATGGCAATGGGAAAACGTCCCGTGTTAATCAAGGGCGCTCCGGGCATCGGCAAGTCTGACATTATGGCGCAGGTTGCCGCTGAACTTAACGCGGACCTCATAATCATGCATCCGGTAGTATCGGACCCGACAGACTACAAAGGGCTCCCCGGAATCGTGGAGGGGCAGGCCGAATTCTTGCCTTATGGCGAATTACGCAAACTGATGTACGCCGAAAAGCTGACCATCTGTTTCCTTGACGATGTGGGGCAGGCTGCACCGTCCGTACAATCGGCACTCATGCAGCTGTTGCTTGCAAGGGAAATAAACGGCATTAAAATTTCCGATCACGTTGCATTCATGGCAGCAACCAACAGAAGAGAAGACCGCGCAGGGGTTGCCGGTATGCTGGAGCCGGTCAAATCCCGTTTCACCGGAGGCATTCATACCCTTGACGTTGACACTGAAGACTGGATTAAATGGGCGCTTAATGCGGACCTGCCCATCGAGTTAATCGCTTTCATAAAGTTCCGGCCCGCGCTGTTGCATGACTTCAAACCATCGGCGGACCTTGTCAATTCCCCCTGCCCGCGGACGGTTGCGGCGGTGGGCGAAGCTCTCAAGCTTGGCATACCGGCCCATCTGGAGCATGAGGTTTACACCGGCATAGTGGGAGAGGCATTCTCTGCTGAATTCCTTGCCTTTCTGAAAATCTACCGGGAACTCCCATCGGTTGACGAAATACTGTTGGATCCGGATGCGGTCCCCATGCCGAAAAACCCCTCCATCCTTTTTGCCCTTGCGGGGGGACTGGCGCGCAAAGCAAGTGAAACCACGATTGACAGGATACTGAAGTTTGCCGACAGGATGCCCCCCGAATTTCAGGTTTTACTGGTACGGGACGCGGTTAAACGGGACCGGCAGGTATGTAATACGCGCTCCTATGTGGCATGGGCTACTAAGAACAGCAGTGTTTTGATTTAAAGCGATTTTAGCGG